CAATATGAGGTACTAGAGTATTGGGGTGTAATGGATGCAGAGTATGCCCGTGAAGTTGGAATGGATCTTCCAGAAGATGTAGACGATTTGGATGAAGTACAAATCAATGCGTGGATATCAAACGGTAAATTGTTACGAGCAGTTGTTAATCCGTTTACACCATTTAGAGTACCCTATCAAGCGTTTCCTTACGAAAAGAATCCTTATAGTTTCTTTGGTATTGGTGTAGCAGAAAACATGGATGACTCGCAACAGATAATGAATGGACACGCGAGAATGGCTATCGACAACCTAGCACTCTCAGGTTCATTGGTATTTGATGTAGATGAGACTGCTTTGGTAGGTGGTCAAAGTATGGAAGTATACCCCGGAAAAGTATTTAAAAGACAAGCTGGAGTTCCCGGAACTGCAATAAACGGATTAAAGTTTCCGAATACATCCACAGAAAACATGATGATGTTTGATAAGTTTCGACAGCTTGCAGATGAACAAACAGGTATTCCAAGTTACTCGCATGGTCAAACAGGCGTACAAAGCATGACAAGAACGGCCTCTGGTATGTCCATGTTATTGGGTGCAGCGTCACTTAACATAAAGACAGTAATAAAAAACTTGGATGATTTTTTATTAAAGCCTTTAGGCGAATCGTACTTTCAATGGAATATGCAGTTTCTTGAAAAACAATTAGGCGTAGACGGAGACTTAGAAATAAAAGCTACAGGTACAAATAGTTTAATGCAAAAAGAAGTACGGTCACAAAGACTCACTATGTTTTTGCAAACAGTACAAAATCCTGCGGTTGCTCCGTTTATAAAGATGAACAAATTAATTTCTGAGTTAGCGTATAGCCTAGACTTAGACCCAGATGAACTTATGAATGATCCAGAAGAAGCTGCGATCATGGCACAAATTATAGGTATGCAAAATGGACAAACAACTGGCGAAGAAACTCCTACCCCTGATCAACAACAAGGAGGCATGGGAAGCCCTCAAGCTGTACCTCCACAACCGCAAGACCTTGGAGCAACAGGTACTGGCGGTGGCAACATCGGAACTGGAATTGTTCCGCAGTCAGGGGAAGCTGAGTTCTCTGGTACTCCTAGAGCAGCTCAAGGATAAAGTAGTACAGGAGCTTAAATAATGGCAGATAATAAATTAACAGATTTAACAGGTGATGGTAAAGTAACTCAAGCAGACGTACTTAAAGGTCGCGGAGTTTTTCAAGAAGGTGGAGAAATGGTAATGCCACCAGCAGAAGACGCACCTGTAGACACTTATCCAAATGCTACGCCAGAAGAAATAGAAGCAGCAGACCAAAGACCTGATGCTGAAATGGAAGATAACTACATGGAGTTCGTACTGAGCGAATCTCTTAACGAAGAAGAACAAGATTATTTAATGAATACTTTAGAAGCTGATCCACAACTAAGCATGATATTTGACAAGGTTGTAGACACAGCTTCTGAGTTTTCTGGGGCAGGAGAAGTCCAAGGCCCCGGAGATGGTTTATCAGACTCAATACCTGCACGATTGTCAGATGGAGAGTTTGTGATGACCAAAAAAGCAACAGACCAAATCGGAGCTGATAACCTGCAAACAATGATGGATGACGCAGAACGTGCTTTTGATGGTGGTATGATGCGACAACAACGCCAACTCGGAGGTCTTATGGCTGACGAGGAAGCAAACACGACTATGACAGGTGGACTAGATGAAGACTTAATGAAAGCAATGAGTCTTAAAGCTAATAAAGCACCGAGTCTTAGTTAATTTAAACCAACGGCTACCTTGACAGGACAAGCCCCATAAATTTTTTCATCGGCCAAAAGAAAGAATTAGTATGGCTACCTTGTAGAGTACAAGCCCCGTAGGAGATATATTATGAGTGAAGTAACCCAAACACAGGAGGAAGAAGCGAATCCGTATAACATGAATAAACCTTGGCATACGCCAGACGGTGAAAAAGTGAATACTGCGGATCAATTGTTTTTTGAAAAACCTAAGAAGGCTACCCAGAATACGGCCCCTGAAGAGGAAGGAGAAGAAGAAAAAACTCCCAAGAAACGAACCAATTATAAAAAAAGATACGATGATCTCAAACGTCATTATGATGATAAACTTTCTGAATTTAAACAGAGGGAGCAGGAGTTGCTGGCAACCGCCAGACCCCAATACCAAGCCCCTAAAACCCAAGAAGACTTAGAAAAATTTAAGGAAGACTATCCTGATTTATATGACACAGTAGAGACTGTCGCACACTTACGAAGTTCTGAACAAGTAGGTCAGATTGAAGCACAACTAAGTGCAATACAAGAGCGTGAAGCTCGTATTATACAACGTGAAGCTGAAGCTGATATACTTGCAAAACACCCAGACTTTCCTGAACTCAGGAACTCTGAAGAATTTCATGGGTGGGCTGAAGCGCAACCAGAGCAAATACAAGAATGGATATATAAAAATCCAGACAATGCTCAGTTAGCGTCAAAGGCTATTGATCTTTTTAAAGCTGAGAATGGTTACAAAACTCAAACTAAATCACAGTCTAAACCTAAAGGTTCAGCAGCAGATATGGTGTCTACTAAGACAACTGCTATAGATGCTAAACAACCTAAGATTTGGACTGAAGGGGAAATCGCTGCGATGTCTCTTGATAAGTTTGATAAGTATGAAGCAGAAATACGAGAAGCTATATCAGAAGGCAGAGTAGTAAAAGGTTAATTACTCACTAGGAGGATATTAAAATGGCTAGTAATACTTCAGACCAATTTTTTGAGCCAAGTACGGATACCAATGCTAACTTTGGTAACTCTGTAAGTGGCCAAGCTAATTCATTCTTTTTACCAAAAGTTTATTCCAAACAGGTTTTAAACTTTTTTCGTAAGGCTTCTGTAGCCGAAGCGATCACTAACACAGACTATGCTGGTGAAATTGCAAACTTTGGTGATAGCGTAAGAATTATCAAAGAACCCGAAATCACTGTGGATCAGTA